CAACAACAAATGGCCCAATCGCTTTTTTGTTCATCAACATCGGCTTCCACTCCACGATCTGGCCTGTGGTGAAGGTGTGTTTCATATTCAATGACTCAGCAACTTCCTGTAATTTCTTCATTGTTCATCTCCTTGAGGTTGGTCTGTGCCCTCTGGGGGCGGGTTAATTAGGAACGTCTTACTTTGATGCTTTTGAATTGGGAGTACGAAACGCCGGGAGGAGGCGGTTTACCGTCGTCAATCGCCTGCTTGACCGCCGACTTCGACACTGCGTGAGTCAAGAAATCGAACTCCTGGTTCTCCTGGACCCATCCAAAAAATGTCGACCAGTCGGCGACCGAGACATTATCGACGGTGTCGATGTAGCTGGTGCCGTGCGGGGTCTTGATCGACGTGGCGCCGATCCTGTTCATCTCGGCCATCAACCAGTTCTCCCGCTTGGTCTGGAGGTCTTTCAGGACCGCCAGCTCGGCATCGAGTTCTTTCTTCTTGGCGGCGATGATGTCGCGGGTCTCGACATACTTCGCCACCACCTGTTCCGCGGTTACGCTCTGGCGCATTGGTGCCTCCTTTACGAGTTCGTTGACTGTCCCGATCCACCCGCAGTCGCACTTGACTACGTTGAGGTCGGGCGGTGTCTGGTAGTTGGCCGTGGTCAGCTTATAGGGCTCATCGCCGCATTTCTGGCAGACCTGGTGCAGGTTTCGATACTCTCTCATTTCCTTCCCCCTTTCCTACACCCTACAACTTCGTCAACGGGTTGTCAATTATTATTTGTTGCTTGGTTTACATTTTTACTGACATACTCTCCTGCTGACCTGGGCCTAGTCAACTCTGGGTACTCACAACATTGTTCAGCAGCGTATCTAAGTGCCACGGCTTCTAGGAACTCTTCACTCATCCCCAGAGTTTTACTCTTACCGTCAACCATTATATACGACATCCAGCGTCCTGCTCTCGCCGCCCAACATACTCCGGTTACTCCACTACTGTTCTGTATGTAGCTCTTATTTCTATTCTGGCATTGGAACGTTGCCTGCTGTAGATTTTTATATCTATTATCACTTCGTATCCTGTTTTTGTGGTCTACCGTCTCTTCTGGGAAGTATCCTTCCACGTAAAGTACGGCTAACCGGTGCGCTCCATACTGCTTTCTGTCTATGGTGATATTCACATATCCCTCCCCGTTTATGCACCCGGCCTTATCTCCTACGCGCATCTTCATTCTGGGGACTCTCCATGTAAAAATACCTGTGGTCTTATCATATTTGAGGACTGCTTTTAACTCGGCCTGGGTAAGCATCATCTCCCTCCAGAAAGACTTAGAACAATATCTTGTAATTTCCCTCGCTCCTTCAACACCTGATAGATCTTCTTCTCTTCCGCCGTAGCGTACAGGTGGCAGATATCGATCTTGATTTTCTGCTTGCTGCCGTCCATCCTGGCGTTGGCCTGTTGGTAGACCTCGGCCTTGTAGGTCGGGGCGTACCAGATCGTCAGCGTGGCGGCGGTGAGGTCGAGTCCATGGGCCAGGACCTGGGGATGGGCGACCAGGACATGCGGGTTGGGGAGAGTGCGGAACTCCCGGAATATCGTCGTGCGAGCCCCGGCAGATACCCGGCCGTCGACCACCGCCACCGACCATCTCTTCCGCAGCTCGGTTGCCACGGCGTCGAGGGCGCCGGTGAATGGCACCAGGACGATGACCTTCTCATCATTCTCGGCGATGACTTCCTCAAGCACACTCATGCGCGGGCCGAAGTCGAACTTGACCAGTGAGCCATCTGCGCCATAGGCCACGCCGGCCGCGGTTTGGCAAAGTTTTGATATCAGCACAGCTGCGTTGACAGCAGTAACCGTCTGCCCCCGGACTTCGGTAGCGGCCTGGGCTATCAACTGCTTGTAGGCCTTCTTCTGATCCTCGGACATCTCAGCCCGACGCTCGATGAAGCACGGCTCCATGTCGGTGCAGACCGAGCGTTCAAACCTGATCGAAGGTTTCAGGATCCTGGCTACTGACTGCTCGGAGCCTTTCTTCGGCACCCATTTGAACGGCCCAAACTGCAGCATGGTCTCCTGCTTGAATGCCGTGAAGTGACCGTGATAGTTCTCGGGGGTCAGGAGTTTGCACTGACCGAACGCGTCTGTTGGTTCCGATGGGGTCGGTGTGCCGGTCAGCCCCCAGGCCGCCCGAGCGATCTTCTGGGCGTTGAGCACTCGGTTGAGGGGTTTGAAGAGGGTCTTGGACCGGCTGTTCCTGAAAACAGCGACCTCATCGACTATCACCAGGTCGATGTCTGGGCGTTTACTCAAGGCTTCTTCAATCAAGCCGACGCCGTGGTGGTTGACGATGTAATAGTCGTGCCGTTGTGCCAGCAGGTCATGGCGTTTCTGCCGGCTGCCGTGCAGGACGGCGAAGGTGTTGAGGGGTAGGGACTCGAAGATCGCTCTCTCCCAGACATCGAAAAGCGTAGACAGCGGCGCGACGATCAGGACCCGATGAACGTAGCCTTCCTTCCGGAGGTAATCGGCGGCCCAGAGGGCAGCGTTGGTCTTCCCAGTCCTTGGCGCCGAGTGGCAATGTGCCCGGGTGTGCAGGGTGAAGAACTCACTCGTGTCTATCTGGTACCACCTCGGCGTGAACCGCCCCGGCCACGAGTAATTCGTCCTGATCGGACTCTGCACTTTCACCCCCAGGTTATTGAGCACCCGGGCAGCCTCGAGGGTCTGCGGCACGGCGACGAACTGCTGCCCCTGCACCGTGGCAACCTTCAGGTCTGGGAACAGGGCTTTGTACTGGCCGGCGTCTGGGGTCTGCAGGACGTAATGATCGTTGATTACTCGGGCGGGGGTCATCGGCTAAGGCCTTCCTCATCTAAAAATTCTTGAAAGTCTGCTGCCTCTTGCTGCTCGTCGAGCCACTCCTCAAACACCTTCAACGACTCTTCTCCATCGATAACGAAAACGGCGCCGCCGGAGGCCTTTATCGCGGACAGCTGTAGCGCCTGAAAACCGGTTGGTTTCTTGCCGGGTGCCTTCGCCTCAATGGCCCCACCGAGCCCTTTGTAAAAAAAGATATAATCCGGAATACCGGATACTCCGAACGCCGAACCCTGAACTGGTTTATAGTACCACCCCTCAGCGTTGGTAGGGAATGCTCCGGCCCTCGACGCAGAATAGATTTTGTACCTGGCAAGCAGGGCATCGATGGCTGCTTTGACCCTGCCCTCTGGTGTTACAGCCATAAGAGCACCGCGACGAGACTGAGAACAACAACCAAGACGCTCAGTTCCGCCTTAATGATTGGCCAGAGGTCTTTCTTGTCGTAGGAGATCATTGGACCGTCCCCTCGGCCAGGGCCTCAATCAATTTGTCGTGCATGACTTGGGCCAACTCTCCTGAGAGTGCTGCCATTAACCCAGTCTGGCCGCACAGCATAGAGCCATGCAGGCAGTAGAGAACTATGGCGGCCTCCGGGTCGCACTCTTTGGCCAGAGCAGCGGCTTCTTTGATCAGTGCTTCGAGTTTTTTGTTCATAGTTTCTTCGCCAGGTTCTCAATTTTATAATTCAGCGTAGCAATCAATAGCACCAGCGGTTGAAAGATATGCTCCACTACGGCTGCCGCCTGGTCTTCACTGAACCCGTCGCTTACAAGCTGTTCTGCAAGCTCTTCCGGTGTAGGTAGACACTCAAGGGCGTGCTCTGTATTGCATACTTGGCAACCGTCGCCGAGCATCTTTTGGTTTGTGGTACATCCGCAGTCAAATCTCATTTCAGCACCTCCATCAAATATCGCGCCTGGTTCTTAGCGTCGTCAAGCGCATTATGCGCCACTCCGCTTTTCACGAACTCAACCTCCGGATGCAGGGCCTTGATCGTCCGGAAACACCGGTCATCCCAGAAGTTCCACGGCGGCTTCAACCCCAACCGCTCGTAGGCTGTTCTCAAGATCACGTTGTCGAACGCGGCGCCGTTGCCCCAGATGCAGACGTTGCGCACCCCGTTCAACTGGTATACCCAGCCGGTGAAATGGTGCAGGGTGGTGGAGATCTGCTCGCCCTTGCGCTCAAACACCTTCCTGGCCTCGTCGCTCTGCTGCATCCACCAGAGTACGGTCGAGGGCGTGATCGTGCCGCCAGCAGACACTGAGGACTCGAGATCGACGACTTCATAGAACTCCTGGCCGAGTTGGCCGGTTTCGAGTGAGAACTCAACGGCACCGATGGCTATGATCGCCGCGTCCGGGCCGTTGCCCATGGTTTCAAGGTCTAAAGACACGTCAATACACGCCATCATCAATCTCCTTGTTGGTTATGAGCCTCTCGGCCCGGGCCTCGTCCTCCTCCTGCTGCCAGGCATCGGGGTCGAGGGGGTAGGTGTCAGTCGCTTCGCAGTAATCGAGATAGTCTTCGTAGGTGAGGATCATCGCTTACCTCCAGTATAGTGAACACAATCAGATACTTGGCACCATGGACAAAGACCCGACCTTCTTGCGGGGAAGCTCTCAGTCCTCCACGCCTCCTCCATCCGCTCCACCCGCGGTAGGAACTCCTGCCAGATCTTCGGAATATCCGCTTTCATTATCGGCTCTATGCCGGTGACCTGCTTGTGCGCCGTCCAGATATATTTGCCGCTGAACTCCTGCAGGTAGGGGCGGACCACGGCGAGGGCGGCGGCGCAGAGTTTGAGCTGGTCCGGGGCGTCCTTGATCTTGCCTCCGGTTTTGAAGTCGTAGAGGTTCACAGCGTTCTCCTTGACCTTGGTCACCACCACGTCGAGCTTGGCCCTGAACCATGCGTCCTTGGCGAACCAGGAGGTCGGCGCCATACCGCGGGTGAGAGTGACCTCGACCTCCGCTTCTACCTTGTGACCGGTGCGAAGGATGGCGGTGCAGTACGGCTCGACCGGGAGCAGGGCCTCCTCGTCTTTGTGGGGGATGCCCTTGAGGAAAAGCTCTCCTGCGCGGTGGACACGGGACCCCCAAATTGACGCGGCCGACTCTTGGAAGGGGACAGTGCAGTAGAACCTCGAGGCTGCATATCTGGCCGCGCAACCTTCATAGTCGGCGAGGGCGGTGAAGGACCATGAGAAAGGCTTGTTACGGGCGTTGAGGGGGGCGGTCATTTAGTCACCCGGTAGCACTCAAATTTTTCCGTATCCCTGGGGATATCCATGTAGTCAACCTGCGTAAGAGTCAGCACGGCGTCCGGCACCTGTACCCTCAATCCACACAGTTTCTCCAGGTCCACATTCCGTTCAATCACCTCCACCAACGGCCTCAGCTGCTCGACCGGCGTGCCCTGCACATCGACGATCCCACACTCTTCAAGGATCTCCCGGGCGCGGGTGACTGCGGAGGGTTCGGTTTTCGGTTCGCAATTACTGTGCATCTGCGCAAAGCCTGTAATATCTCCGAGGTTAGATGTAACAAAAAACGCCCCGCACGAACATGATATTTTCATCTCTTCTCCTTTGTAAAGTGACACCCTCGCAGACGGCCGGAGGAGCCCAGCCCTGCGAGGGCATCTAGGAAGGCACGATTAACTGTAAACTGATTGACAAGGTATTGCAAGAGTTATTTGTCAGCGGGTTTACTTTTATTTCGTGAACTTCTCCAAATCCACCAGATCGCCCCACGAGCCTCCGATCTTGGCGTCTACCGGGAACTTGATCGGCAGGTCACAGCCCCAGGCCTGCTTGTACGGCAGGTTCGACAGCTTATCCAGGAACACCTCCGAGGCCTGCAGGGCTTTATCCTGTGGGAAGATGAAAAACAAGCCGTCGTGCAATTCATAGTACAGATACCCTGAGAACTGCGGCAGCAGGTTACGTGCCACTGCCAGGGCCAAATACTTCTGATCTCCGCCGGTGCCTTGGATCGGGTAATTGATCGCTGTGCTCTCCAGCGGCCAGGCCTCCTTGCCTGCCCAGTTCCCTACCAACTGCACCCTGCGACCTGCGTAGGTCTCAGCAAAGCCCAGGCGTTTGCACTTCTCAATCTGCCTGCCCCAGTAGCCGCCGTTGCGCTGGCCGGGATGTCCGCCGACGCCGACATAGGCCTGCCGGTAGATGCTCTGAGTCTGCTTAATGAAAATCTCATCGACATCGAGCTCATACTCTACACGAGCTTTTGTTGTGGCAGTTCGGGCACTTACGCGATACTGGTACGACAGGTTACAGAATTTTCCGGCCTTGCGTTTGAACGCTGCGTCGGCATCCCCAGCCTTGACCATTGCCACCAACTTCCGATAGTCACAAGATGCTACTCTCGCCCCCATATACCCGTGGGCGTCCTCGCCAGGGGCACACAGAGAGAGCATGGTTTCATCCCCAGAGGCTACAGCCATCCACCTGAACTCCTGGCCTGCAAAGTCGAACTCACAGAGCATATAGCCGGGAGGGGCCATGATCAGTCGGCGATACTCTTTCCCACGTTTCCATTGGTGCAGGGCAACCCCGACTGGCACTTCACAGTTCCTGGTAATGATATGAGTGCCCAGTTTCTTCGTGGTCTTCTCGACCTCCTCAGTGGCCTTATCCGAGCTGCCGTAGGTAATGCGGGAAGTGTAGGTACTGAAGATTTTCGCCTGCGGGCGCACCCTGCCATCGCCGTTATATGCCAGGCTGTTGAGCGTGCCCTTGGCATACTTGGTGCGATTGTTCTTGGCTTCCCTGAGCTTCTTCAACATGCTGGCCCGAGGATCGATAGCCGCCAGATCGAAGAGGGCATACTTGTCGGTGCTGGGCAGTTTCGTTTTCCTGCTGAACCTCGCCGGCATCAGCCCCCAGGTCTCGTAGAGCAGGGCCTGCAGTTGTTTCGGACTGCCGAGGTTTATGCCCTGGACCTCCGGGGCGTCCTTCAGCAGCTGCCGGTAGATGCTGATCGCTTCTGTGGCCAGCTTATCCGCCAGATCCTGTGCTGCATCTGCTGAAGAGACGATACCCATGACTCTGGTCTTGGCGATCATCGGTATGCACCTCGCCTCGATCAGCGCCGCCCGGATCTGCTGGTCGTTCAACATCCCCCAGAACTTCTCGGCAAGGCGCAAGGTCCACAGGGCGTCCTGCTCGTTGCGATACAGCAGCAGGTCAAGGCTCTGCTCGTCAGTGGCCTGGAAGTCTTCGAAGTCCTTGAACCCAGCCTGGTCAGGGTAAAACTCGTGCATGGCAGAGGCCAGCGAGTAGCTTTTCCTCTTCGGCCTGGGCACGTCCTCGCCCTCCGGCTCGACGACGGCATGGCGCCAGAGCAACATGGCATCCAACCACTTCACCTGGAAGACCTCAGCCTCAAGACCGACGGCGATACACCAGGCGGCATCAAAGGCAGTATTCCATCCTACCACATAGAGGTCGTCTCTGACAGCCTTTAACAGCATCCGCCTGACCTTTTCGACCTCCGGGTAGATCAGGCCTGCAGTTTGACCTTTGACCGCGATACTCGCCGCCTTGATCCCG